TTTAATTCAGCAAACTGATTGTCATATAAGAAATCGTACTGAATATGATCACTCAAAGAATCCCAATCTTCTGGTGTGATTACGTTTTTTAATATTAATTGTGTTTTCAGTAAATTATTAAATAAATTTGCAAATCTTTTTCTAAGTCTTCCTACAAATTTGGCAAACTTTAATTCATCTCTTAATATTTCTGATGATCTTCCTAAATTAAATCCACCATCACTTGCGATTCTTGATTCTGGAACACCTAATGCACGATATAATTTTTTCTGAAAATATTCAATATCTGTAAGTTCACCCAAGTTTTGTCCACCAGGTAATGTTGTGATTTCAGTTCCTCTGCCACCTTCTCTTCTTGGTAGCCAGAAGTCTTCCATCATAGACATAAATTTACGATCATCACGAACCTCTCCAGTTCCTGCATCATATACAAGTTTATTACGATATCGACTCATCACTTCTTTTAGGTATTGTTCTGCTTTTACCTTTGGAAGATTACCAACATCAATATAGAATATTCTTCTTTCTGGTGCTCTTGATAATCTATAAATTACAAGACTATCTTCAATCATTCTTAATTGATTAAGTGCTTTAATTGCCTTGTGCAAGTATGATAAACAAGTTCCCTTATTACGGTCAAATAATCCAGATGTTACATGACATACTGAATCTTTTGCAATTTTAATTTGTCCTTTACCACCTGCACCAGCCGCAGTTGAATACATGGTTGTAGGATAATTTGGTTTTGGTGAGTAGATATAATATTCGTCTATCTCAGGATATTCATCTTTTTTAATTCCATTTCCTGCAAGTGGATCTAATGGTAAATTACCTTTATTTTTTGTTCCCTTTTCTTGACGAACAAACTTCATCTTCATGGGATCAACATATCTGATCTCTTGAATACCATCCTGTGGTCTCTTTGTATCAATAACTTTTATGTAATATAATCTTCCATCTACATACCAATTCTTAAAAATTTCATGAGACTTCTTATCAAAGTCCATCATCTCTTTAATATGAGTAAACTCTTCCCTAATTTTATCTTTTAACTTATCAGTTGCGTTTACGTTTGATAATTCTATTTCTACAGGTGAATCATATAAATCACTGACTATACCTTCATTTACAACATCTTCAATTGCACCATCACATTCTGGATGCAGTGCCATTTCACGATATCTTTTTATCAGATCATATTCAGTTCTGTATACACCTTCTATATCTACATACTGTCCATAAAACCCAGATTGAACAAAATAGTCAACCCCGTCCTCGTTACTACGAGGAACGGGTGAGACTACTGAATCGGGTGTTTTTTCCGAATCATCAATTGAGAATCCAAAGAGTTTCGCCATTGTATAACTATTTTTCTTTTATTATAGCACTATTTATCAGTTTTAGTTTATGCTCTCTCCTCCAGCATTATCACCGACACCTTTGATTGATTCAAAGTATAGTACTTGTAATTCTACCGTAAACTCCTCTATTGTGTCAACTGTTTCGTAAGATAAGTCAACCTGACTGATATTTGTTGGGAAAACATCATAGAATCTATAACTTCTAAGTGTTGATCCATCACGATCAAGTTGATGAACATATGCATCTTCCTGATAATCTGCTGGATTATTTGCTCCAGTTGCGTCAGATAATCTATTAATTGAATTCATCCACTTTTCAAAAGCAGAACGAATTGAGAAGTCAGTATCGTTAATAACTGTGATAGTCCATGTATCAAATGTTCTATCTCCTGCTATTTTTAAGATTCTTCCTCTAAAGTTGACATCTATTGGAGTGATGTTAGAAGCTGGCAAGGCAGCTGCTTTAACTAAGAATCTTGCCTTATCCTTTACATCATTGTCGATTGCAATCTCTTCTGGGAAAGCAAGTTCGACTTCAAATAGATTCGGTCTTGCACCACCACCGACTAACTTACTTTTAAAGTCAGTTATTCGTCTTAAAGGTGGTCTATTAAATTGGGTTGCCATTTTACTTAATTACCTCTACTTAAACAGAACCGACTACTTCCTCGAATGATACACCTGTTCGTGTAGCAACGAAGGTTAGACCGATGAAGTTGATTGATCTTGCAGGTTTAACGAATATGTCTGCGACAAACTCGTTATTATCTATAATTGCAGCAGTGTTATTTGTTTCATCACATATAACTCTGAAATCAAAGATTCCTCGTTTTGCCTGTACATCACGAAGGAATGGTTCAACAATGTTTACAAAGTTGGTTCTTGTAATCTCATCATTAAATTCAAACATCTGATCTCTTGCAGCTGAAGAGATTGCATTTTCAAGGAAGATAAACAATCTACGAACGTTTATCCTATCGAATGCTGACGCTTTACCAAGTCCTGTCTTATCACCGAATAGAATTATTCCTCCACCAGGTGAGAAGATGACTGGATTAACTCGATTAGAATACAACTGATCTCTTTGTGTTTGAGATGGATTGTATGCTAATTTAACTGCGTTGAGTATTGCACCTCTTGCAGTTCCAGCTGGTGAGAACCAAGGGAAGTTGTTAATATCATTTCTTGCACATAATCCTGCAATGTCTCCGTTCATTGGAACATATCGGAATGTATCTGCAAATCTATCATACATGTATTTGTAAGAACTATCAAATACTGCAAATGATGAGGATGATACAGGAGCAAAGAAACTAATTACATTATCAGTAATTTGATTTGCATCAAACACCACAACAGAACCTGCACTACCATCACTGAGGAATGAACCTCTGTTAGGTGATACGAATGCAACTGCATCTTTTCTTATCTCTGCAACAGAGATAATTTTATTTGCAAGTGATTGACAAACTTCTTTTTGATGGTTTGCAGAACCCATTAGAATAAAGTCTGCTGAGTTTAAGTTGTCATCTTCAAAGAGTTGATAACCTCCTGCGAGTCCAGCTAATGTAACTTGGAATGCACCAGCTGCATTTTCATCTGTTCCACCGTCGTAGTTTTTACCACCACCTAATGTAAGTGTTGTTACACCTATACCAGCAAATCTAATGCCTTGTGCATTTTGATCCCATCCTGTATCTGCAGAAAGTGAGAAGTTGGCAGTACCTATACCCAATGATGTAGTTACAATACCTGCAGGTGCACTACCAGCAAATATATTTTCTGAATTATTATAAACATACTTTCTCCAGTATGATGGTGATCCTAATGAATACAAACCATCTTTTGCCTTAGAAAGTGCTAAGTGTTTCTCTAAAATTGTACCTGCATTACCAGTTACTTCACCAGTGTCATCAATTACAACTACGTGAACTTCATCAAATCTTGAGTTACGTGCTTCAGCAAATGATGATGTACCAGGACGATCTGCAATGTTATTCCAATTTATTGTTGTGTTTGTTAATTGTATAGATTGCTGATCAAACCAGTCTGCGTTTCCTGTTGGAGATCCAGTTCCTGTTATAATTCCACTATTATTGTGAACTGTAACTGCAGTATTACCAAATTTATAAATTCCATTTGGTTGATAAGAAACTTCTGTTGAAACACCAGCTGCACTTCCTGATGTATCTACTGATTCTAATATCTTAACTGATACTTTCTTTAATGTAGTATCAACTTCTGTGACAATTCCCTTAAAGTATCCAGTCAATAATGATGTTGAACCAGATCCTGCAATAACAGTATTTGCAGGTATTGATTGAGTAATACCAAAACCAACTTGTATATTTGAAGGTAATGAACTAAATGTTAATACTTGATCTGCTAAGTCATCAATTATAGCAACCTTTAAGTTATTTGCCCATGAACCAGGATTTCTAGCAGCAACTGTAACACCTGTTATAGTTGATCCATCATATCCTAGATCATTATAATGTTCTGTACTTTTTATCTTTATGCTTCCAGCAGTTCCCGAAAAAGCATTCTTTAAATCATCATCATCTGCTCTAACGACCCTTAGTGGTCCTCCATAAGCAAGATAAGATGATGCAACCATCCAATACTCATAGTGCTTGTCAGCAGAGTATGGTTTTCCAAAATTGTCTAGTAAATCTTGTTCTGTCTCCACCAAAATTGGAAGATCAACTGCACCTTTGGCAAAG